ATCCTCAGAAGCAAAGCCAAGCGCTTCACGCAGGACGCGCGAGGCATCACTAAGCGGGTCTTTCCCAGCTTCAATCATCTTGACAGCTTCGCCATACAGCTTGCCCACCTTGGCTACGGCAATACCAGACTCATCAGCTGCACCCTTCAGGCGCTGCCAGACTTCTACGCTAACCCCAAGGTCAGCTGCCTCATCCTTAAGCTTGGCTGCGTTTTCCGTAGCTTCCTTAACCTTCTGATTATATTCCTCAATCTTATCACCCACATAGCTGATCCCGGTCTGGAGCAGGGTAAGGGGCGCGGCAAAGGAAAGGAAGGACTTAGCCACATCCTTACCGAAGTCCTTGATTTTCTTATTAACTGTTTCAACGGCAGCGCTGGCTTGGTCTTTAGCGCTAATGTTAAACTCTAGACCTAGGGACATTGGGAAGGGGCGGGTTAGGGGTTGGCTTCTACTTTTGCTGATTGGTCAATCTTGGCTAGCTGCTCAATCAGGTCTTCATCCTCAGTGCTGATAAACTCCAGCTTGCTTCCCTGCTGGATACTAAAGGCAGCAGACAGCCAGAAAGCCTTTGCCTCAGGCATAGTGAAAGCGTCCTGATAGCTTATGCCATTCCTGATCAGGTTGCAGGCTACGCTCAGCTGCCAAGGCACAGTGCTTGCCGACCCTGCGCGCTGGTCTTTCCTTTCCCAAAACTTTGGGTATGAGTCCACCCGGTCAATATGTTTGATGAAGGCAGTGCAGGCGCGCGCAAGCAAGGGCTTTGACAGTGCCAGCTTCAGGTTAATCCAGCTGTCCTGCAGGGTGGGCTTGTCAATACGCTCATCAGCGCAGACCTTCAGCGCCACAATCAGGTCACCTGCCGTAAGCTCAGCTTGGTCTTCAAGGAAGGGACTGCCTATGCCTTCAAGGAAAAGCCTGTGTTTCAGACAGAAGGGCTTGAGCCTTTTGCCTAGGATCACTGTGACCGCAGGTGTAAGGAAGGCAGAAAGAAAGCGCTGGTCAGCCATAACCTCAGGCTGCCAGCGCTTCTGGTGAAAGCAAAGCTAAGCTCAGGGCTTAGGAAATACCTTCATAGTCAATGCCTGTCACGCTAATGCGCATATAACCCTTGGCTTCGCCGCGCTCCTCAATGGCTGTAATATGCCCGGTAAAGGCAATGCCATTACCTGTGAAGCTAAGGTTATCACCCACGCTGGCTGTGTAGCCGGAAGGCACAAGACCTTCAAGGCTCAGGGTGGTGCGCTCATCAGAATAGCGCACACCAATAACCACACCCTGTGAGTTAGTGACTTCATCAGCATTGGCAAAGGACTTGCCAACAGAATAGCTTTGGACAGTCAGCCCGGTCACTGTGCCATTAATGCCGTAAATATGGGCTGTGCCCTTCTGCGTAGTTGCCACTGTGGTATAGGGTTAAAGGTTAAGGAAGGTTTACCAATGCAGCCCAAGTCAAACAGCGCTCAGGACAATAAGGACTTCAAAGGTAAGGGTGGTGTCAAAGCACCTTTCCCCGCGCCCTTCATTCAGACCCACCAGCGTCACATCATAGCAGCTGGCATCACCCTGACTAGTGAAGACAGCCTTGACCCCCGGCAGATCAGACAAGCTGCCAAGCACATCCTGCACAGCTCCCCGGTGCGTAGCGCGGGGGGTATCATCCACTTGGGTAAAGACCCCAATGCTGACCTGACAGTTATAGTTTCCCATCCCCTGCGCAAAGCCTGTTGGGTAGGCTGCTGACTCACAGCTGACAATAATGCTGGGCAGCTGTAATTCCTCAGCGCTTTCACCATTACTGATATGGTAGGCGGCAAGGCTAGTCTCAGCTGCAAGGCGCGCAGCAAGCGCATCTTCCACAATACTCAGGGGGCTTTTGATACTCATAAAAGTTAGGTAGGCTTCTGACCTGCGTTAGCCTTCTCAATGGCTATGCGCATAAAGTGATTGAGCCTGCGCTGCAGCTTGCCAGCTCGCACACCCATCACATAGCGCTTAGTCCCGGCAAGGTAGCCCACACCAAAGATGTTGGCTAAGTCATTCCTGACTGTGAGCAGGATGTTATTGCTGCTGGTCTGATACTTATTGAGTCCAACGCTGCCGTGGTTTGCGTTATGGCGCGTGACCCAAGTGGGCAGCTTACGCAAACCAAAGGTTTTCTCTATGCCATTGATCTTGGGCTTACCAAGCTTGTGGATAGCAGTGACCCAGCCAGCCTTCATCCAGCCAACGCGCAGCTGGCGCTTCTTGATATAGTCCTTAATCACCTTAACAGGGGCAAAGGCATAAGGCTCACTGTGGGGCATAATGGGCATACCACCTGTATTCTTTCTGATGCGCCCCCGGTAAAGGTTTCTGATACGATTGTGGCGAGCTTCAAGGCTAGCTTCATTAAGCACCTGATGGTTGCGTGATCCGTTCCACTTGCGCAGCAGCACCTTGGCGCGAGCAAAAGCGCGCTGCGTATTGGTGTCCTTCCAAAGCCCATACATAACCCCACCAGACTTGGGGGGCTTGCCGTTGCGCCAAGCCACAAACTTGTCATAAGCACCAGACCTTGAATTGACCGCAGCTGCAGCACTTTTGCTATCTTCCTGCACTACCATCATCACATCATTAGCCACAGCCCAATTACCCCAGCGCTCAGCAATCTTCTTATCACCTTTGCCCCCGGCAGACCCATCAAGCGGGGGGCTGTAGTTAATAGCTTCACGGCAGGTCAGCGCGCCTTCCTCTTTCACAAGGTCTTCAGTCAGCTGCGCGACATATGCGCCAAAGTCATTAAAGGACTTTACCAGCGTCTCAGTTAGGTTGCGCCTGACTGTAATTTGAATGTCAGCTGCCATTAGCGCTGATCAGCGTCTTGGCACTGCATTTGCAGCCAAGCGCTGCCGGGTCTGTAGGTGAAGGCTGTGACCCGGTAGCCCCGCCCATCAAAGGTCAGGCGCTTGCCGGGTTGCATATGGGACTTGGCAGCTAGGGCGGCAGTGGTTGCCGGGACTTTCACCAGCGTAGTGATCTTATCCATTAGACCCCCTGCCTCAAGGCTAGGGGTCAGGGTGGGGTCACTGAGCATAGCTGCATAGCTGACACCATTGATGGTCACTGTCTGTCCTACCTCAGCGCAGATTGCCTGCGCGTCAGCCAGCCAAGCTGCAGTTAGGTTGCTATCCATACTATTGCCGGGGCTGACAAACAGGGCGCGCTATCCTAGGGGTCTGGCTTGGCGCTGGCAGGCTTTGCCGGGGGCGGGGGCTACCCTGATACCCCCAGCAACAGAAAGCCCCCACCTAGGCTGGCTAGGTGGGGGCGGGTGTTAGTCCTATTCTGCCGGGTCTTCCGGGTCTTCCCCATAGACGCACTGCGTCATAGTGTGCTTGGTGTCATTGAAGACCAGCAGGCTTGCTTGGTTTTCAACTTCCTCGCACTTGGCTTCAGCGCGATTGTAGCGCGCGCTGCCATAGGGGTTGTTATTCCTGACGCACAGGGTGTCCAGCCACAGGCTATACATCCTTTGCACCAGCTCCCGGTCAGTTTCGTTTTTCAGTCGTTTGATCATTTGGTTGTTTGGGTTTGTAGTCCCCACCGGGCTTGCACCCGGCAGGAAAGTTTTGAGCAGATTAGGACTTTCAAGGATCATACAGTGTGTGGCATCACGCCTGACTGTCCTAACATCATAGCACATTAAAACCTTTTGTCAAGTGCTTAGATTTTCAGCACAGCTGCGCAGACACAAAAAAGCCCACCCTGTTTCCAAGGTGGGCTTGATGATCGCTAAGCGCTAAGCTTAGGCGCTGGCAATACGCTTGGCGCTGGAAGCGCGTCCCTTACCGCAGCCAAAACGGATGGCGGCGCTGAGGCGCACAATACCATCAGTGCCCTGAGACTTCAGCACCTGAACCGAAAGACCAGAAGCGTCAATGGCAGTGGAGACTTCACCGGGGAACATAGAAGCGTTAGGCAGCGCGACACCAATGCAGACCGCATCCTGCGCAAGAGCCACACCAGCCAAGCCTTCCGAGTTAGTCGGCAGGTCAGTGAACTCAAACACATTGAAGTTAGAGACAGTGCCAATAGCGCCTGTCTGGATGAGCGCGGACTGACCAGCGCCATTGAACGGAGCAACCAGCGTAGCGTCCTTGCGGAGCGCGCCAGCATAGGTGCTGTTAAGGAGCAGGGCGCGGGTGTCACCAGCCTTGGCAAGAGAAAGGTCAGTATTGAGATCAACCACCTGCGAGTAGTTGAAGTTAGAGGCAGTGATCACTTCACCAGCGCTGTAGTTAGCGACAGTGAAAAGATTGCCAATGCGCTTGTGGCACTCAGCAACCAGCTCATTAACAGCCTGCGGGACGAAAGCCTGAACCATATAGGCTTCACCATACTCAGCCAGATCGTCCGGGGCAAAGTCCTTGGTGCTGTGCAGGTGGACAAGCGTGACTGTCTGCGCGGTCAGCACAGCGTCTTCAGCTTCGTGGTAGCCACCATTAGCCTTGGAAAACTCCTTAGCAGAGCCACCACCAATAAGGCTGACCTGCATAGTGCGACCAACGGCAGTGGGGGTGAGGTTAGTGGAGAAAGCGGAGAGGACTCCGAGCTTTCCTTTAAGACCAGCCAAGACCTGTTCGGCAAGGATGGCGGGGGCGGCAGCAATCGACATAGGATTATAGGATTAGGATTAGATTAGGGGAAAATTATTTAGAGGCAGTAAGGACAGCAAGGTGCTTACGGAAGAAAGCCTGACGATCAGCACCGGGCTTCATACCAAGGAAGGTCTTGCGGATAGCTTCAGCGTCAGGCTTGGCATCAGCAGCAGCAAGCTCATCACCGGGGCTGACAGCCACCGGGGAAATACCAACGCTGGCAGCGATCTTAGCAGCTTCCTTGGAAGCAGTGACCTGATTGGCAAGCGCGTCAGCAAGCTGCTTGTGCAGCTCAGCCTTCTCAGCTTCAAAGCCAGCAAGCTTCTGCTCAAGGGCTTCAATAGTCACCTTGCTGGACTCAGCAACCTTGGTGACTTCAGCAAGCGCGGCAAGCTTCTCAGCAGCCAGCGTTTCAAACGCGCCCTGCAGCTCAGCCTTCTCAGCCTGCACAGCGCCAAGGATAGCCTTGGAAGCAGCAAGCTGGTCTTCAATCGTCTGGATTTCGTTAGCCATCTTATCAGTGCAGCTAGAGTCAAATGCCTGCGCCATTGTCAGACAGACTTGGCAACCCAGCCCTTGCCTTCCAGCTGGGTGAGCAGCGCCTTAAGGTTAGGCACTAGACCTGTGGCAAGGTGCTTGGCTACAGCTTCGCGCCCGGTCATAGACTGACCCTGCAGGTCTTCAGGCTTCACCAGCTTGCGCGTCTTCATAATGTCAGCTTTGAAGGTTTCCCCAGCTTCATCCACTTGGCGCTGCATCAGGTCTTCCTGCTCAGGGGTCAGGCTTGTCCCGGCAACACCCATACCTTTAAGGGGGCTGCTGCTATTCTTATAAACCTTAACCTTAATGCCCATAGCCTTAGCCTGCTCACTGAGATCAGTGACAACGCTATACACGCCCACAGCCCCTACACTGCTGGAAGGCGTGACCACCACCCGCTTAGCTGCCGCCCCAATCCACAGGGCAGCGCTGTTCATAGACCCGGCAGTAAAGCTGATAGTGTCCATAGGAAGACTGCGGATTTTCTCAGCTACTTCCTCCACCCCATCAATCGTGCCACCATCAGAATTAATATGGAAAAGGATGCGCGCAGGATTGGCTGCAACGGCAGCGTCAATCTGGTCATCCAGCTCATCTACATCCACTGAGCCAATGGCATCTAGTGGACTCAGACCCTTGCCGATCATACCCTGCACCGGGATTACATAGGTGCTGCCTACCATATAGGGCTTAGGCTTCTCACCAAAGATTTGGCTGATAAGGTCAGACAGTCCGGCAGACTTCTTAGCCTGCAGGTATTGCTCAGCAATCTGGTAGTCCACAAGGAAGGGCTTACCACCATTGATAGCTTTGATAAGTGTGCGCATAGGTTTTAAAGGGTTAGGTGTTGGTTTCGTCTTCAGCTTCATCCTCAGCATCATCCTCAGCGCTGTCTT